CACCGGCTTGCTCGGAGAACCGCCATCCGGCCCGGCCACGCCGCTGACGGCCACGGCAAAACGCGCACGACTCCTGGCCTGGGCGCCCCGAACCATGGCCTCGACCACCTCGCGACTGACCGCCCCGACCTGATCGAACAGCGCGGCGGGCACTTCCAGTTGCTGGGTTTTCTGGCGATTGGAATAGGTGACATAACCCGCCTCGAACCAGGCCGAACTGCCGGCAATCCGGGTGATCGCCTCGGCAATCCCGCCACCGGTGCAGGACTCGGCCGTGGTGACGTGGGCATTGAGAACCCGCAAGCGCCTGCCGAGTTCATCGGCTAGCTGGGTGATTTCGTTCACGGGACCTCTCCTGATCGGGCTGGCGTGAGGCCTACCGTACACGAGCGTATCGCGCTTGCAAGATGCTTGATCGGTCAAAATATTAACGGATGATAGCTCTGACATACGCCTGACAGGCCTGCAAGGCGATCAGTCCCAAGTCGCCGGTGTCGGTGATGCCGATAATTCGCTGAGCATGCGCCGGGTCAAGTCGGGCTCGCGGGGCGCCATGATCCACGCCGCCGGTGCCGGAGGCGGTTGGCACTGCACCGGCTGAGGCAGCGTCGTTGGCATTGAGGAGGACTGACAAGCGCAGATCAGCAGTGGCAAGACGATCGCGCAGGCGACCTTGATCACGTTGCGCATCGCTTAGAGCTCGGTAATGAATTTGGTCACTGGCCTGAAGCTGTTGCTCCAGTGTCAGACGTTTGTCCTGTTCGGCCCGTTGTTGCATGACGGCCGCCAGGGCTTGCCGGTTCAGCGTTTCGACCTGGACCTTGGCTTGCTCTGCCAGTTGCCGGCCGTAACGCCAATCCTGAACTTGCCAGGAAAGCGTCGCAGCGCCGCCGGCCACAACGGCCAGCAGCACAGCGACGCCAATCACCCGGTAAGGCATCGGGATCAACTCGAGGACTGACATAACACCGCCCTCGCCCGCGCCCAGAGCTGCAAACGATCTTGCAGCCCATTCAAACCGCCGTTTATACGGCGGGTAATGCTGTTGAACTGGTCGCGATCGGCCAGTTCGTTCAGGCCGTTTTGCTGCCAGAACCAGGCCGCCGACTCGGCAGCCCATTCTGGTTGTTCCAGCAACTCCGGCTGTTGCAGCAAACGCTCATCGCCAAACAGCGCGAGGCTGCATTGTCGATAGTTGCTGCGCCCGGTGATCTGAATCAGCCCACGCCCACGAAAACGCTGGCCATCACCATCCGCCTGCGGGGTGTTGCCCATGCGAACTGCTAGATTGCCAGTGTCATACTTGCTCAGGTAGTGCTCATTGCCCAACTCACGCCGGTAGTGCAACTGACCCGATTCGTGACCGACTTGGGCGAGGAAAGCTGCGATGCGTTTTGGGGTGTTGATTTGGTGGTGGAGCATGGAGGTGTTTAGGGAGGAAATGAAAACGCCCGCTTGGGGGCGGGCGTTGGGCAGAATTTTCAGGAGCTGATGCTCAGTCACCATTCGTTGATGTCCTGCGATTGAAACTTGAGAAACTTACCAACCTGAGCAAACCAGGTTGTGTAAGGTTCGGAGTGATCGTCATGACGTCGAGTCCAGGCAGGTCGCCTCGATCGTGCAGCGATAGCTGTCCTTTCGATTGCCACTGGCTGTGACCTTGTCGATCGACCAGCGACCGCGCATGAATTCGGGCCAGGTGGTGTCCAGCAGCACCAGGCCTTCGGCAGACAATCCCGGATTACCAGGACAGTTGATCTTCACCTTGAGTGCTTCACGCATCATCCGGCGGACCTCGCCTTCGCCGACGGCCCGGGCATCGTCTGCACTCTGGTAACGTTGGCGAAGGGTCTTGAACGGCGCGATGCCGCTCTCCTCGACACGCACCTTGCCGGCCGCCGCATCCCACCAACTGGTCTTGCAGCCCTGATACTTCGCCCGGGCGGTTTCTTCGAGCGTTGCGGTGATGAAGGCGTGATCGCCTGGGCGATTGTCCGTCGTCACCGACAGCCGTATGTCCGGCAGGATCTTGCCCGAAAGCGATTTCGTCTGACCGCGTCGAGCCAATACGTACAGCTCGTTGACCGGTTTGGCGACGGCGTCGTAACGGCGGGCGAGACGGGTCAGAAATCCCATGTCCGTTTCGTTGGACTGATCGATGTGCTCAATCCTGATCAGTGCCAGTTTCGGGGCGACACGAGGGGAAAACCCGTGCCTGGAAGTCAACTGGCGAAACAGCGCCCCCAAGGTCGTCGGACCATGACTGACGGAGCGGCGCTGCTTGAACCCGGTCTCATCCGCCGCGCTGAATGGCGCCGCCATGGCCACCAACGACAGACTCAAGGGGAACAGCGTCGGCGTGCGCCGCGTGATAATGAACTGGCCTTTATCGATCAACCCCGACTCCAGGTAACCGACCCGCAGGCCGATTTTTCCGCCGAGACTCGGCAAACCGTCGAGTCCCTCCAAATCAATCGTGAGCGTCAGTTGATCGGATTCGATCCCCGCCGCGTCGATGTGCTGCCAGGAGATCAATCGCTCGTTGAGCAGTGCCGAGTTGGCACCATAGATCTCCACGGCGGGCGTGAAACCAAGTGCCATGCTACCTCCTTAATCCCAGGCCGAAACCGGTGTGGGTGCAACGGGTTTTGAATCCACTTCAGGCAGGACAACCCACACACCCGCCGGCAATACCGGACCATATTCGGCAAGGCGCGGATTGAGACGCCAAAGCGCTTCCTCGGCGGCATCGTCACAACGCTCAAGCTCGCGGTACAGCAACAGATTCACCGAATCACCGGCAATACTTCGAACTCTACGCATTGGTGAACTCCGCCAATTCGATCGCCCACTCGACCACCATCGCCGTGCCGTCATCAATGACATACGTCTGGGTCTCAGACACGTTGTTGATGCGCCACAGCCCCCAGTTGCGCCCAATCCCGTCAACCAACGGCACAGGAGCGTGCAACGCCTGCAAAGCACGCAGTTCATCGAGCCGATCCATGGCTGTTGCGTACATCGCTTTGCCGGTGATGCTCAGCGTTTGCAACTTCTGGCCTGTCTGGGTGGACTTGGGTTTGCTGGTCAAGATGTCCAGATCCGCCCAGCCACCGTCCGACTTACGTATCAGGGAGCTATAAGCGAAGTTTCTGGACAGGCCGAAAATAAAACTGCCCAACACCATTTGCTGGCGCATCACGTACCTCCATCGGTCAGGGCCGCGTCACTTCGCACCGCGAGTGGACTGGTCATCGTCATTAGCCCGAATTGCCCCGCAATCTGTTGCGCAACCAGGTTCGCTAACTGACTGGCGCTGGCCTGATCCTGGCCATTGATGTAGATGTTCGCCGTCAGCGCGTTCTGCTGACTGGTTGTCTGGGTGCTGGTCAGGTCTTTGCTGACCTGGCCCGGAGCGTCGAGCCGGTTAGCCGCGGGGACGAGTTTTTCACCCAGCCACTCCCCCCCCCAACTGCCCGCAATGCCACCCAACAAGCCGCCGATCACGCCGCCGACCGCCGTGCCCAGAACAGGCACCACGCTGCCGATCATGGCGCCGGCAGCAGCGCCAGCATAAGTACCTGCAAGCCCGCCACCGGCAGAACCCAGCGCCCCGCCGACCGCTTTGGTATCACCCGTCTGCAGGCCTTTGATGACATCGTAACCAGCGCTGAGCAGCATCAGCGGCGCAGCTCGCCCGGTGACTGTCGAGCCCATCCTGGCGGCACTCAGCAAACGGCCCCCTGTGGTCATGCGCGGCACGTTGCCAGCGCTTGGGGAGACAGCCTTGCTCACGGTTTTGCTCGGGCTACTTGCGTTGCCTTGTTTAGCGCCTTTGGTTTGATTTTTGCCCTTACGGCCTTGTTTCTTGGTGTCGGCCTTCAGATCACCCACCTCGGGAATCTGGCGCGCACCGGCCAGAACCAAAAGTTTTGTCGCTGCGGCTGTGATGGCTGACGCCATCGCCACCTTGATCTCAGCGCCGCGTGCCAATGCAATAGCCCCCGCGAGCACCAGCAATCCTGCGGTAGCTTTCGGTTGTGCTTCAGCGACCCCACTCAAGCCATCGGCCAGTACGCCGAGAGACACCATCAAGCCATCAGTCAGCGGTGCCAAGGCATTGCCGCCCGCAGCGAACATCCGGTTTTTACTCGCGTCCAGCGCATTCCAGCGCCCTTGCGAGGTATCCCCCAGCACTTCGGCGGTTTGCGACACCGAGCCTTTGTATTTCGGCAGCGTCGCGTCGGCGTTCCTCTCGGACACCAGTAAAAGAGCCTTTTGGACATCTTCCGGCTTCTTCAGAAGCTCAAGAATCCCCGTGTTATCGCCGAACAGTGTCTTGGTCAGCGACTGCTGTTCTTCTGCAGGTTTTTTCTTCAGTGCATCAAGCACCAGGTTAATCGTTCCCGGTGCGTCCGTGCGCAGGCCATCGGCTACCATCGCGGGATTGAGTTTGGAGTCCAGTTCTGTCCAAGCCTTGCGCTGTTCTGGTGAAGCCGCGTCCCCCTTGGCCAACCCTGTGGTGAAACCTTTCAAAGCCTCCCCGGCACCAGCCTTGTCCGCGCCGCTATTCAAGAACGCCGCCGCGAGGGCCGCCACCTGCTCCGGAGGCATTCCCGCGGCGATGCCCGCCTCGCCACTGCGTTGCACCACGGAGCCGATATCGGCCGCTTTGACATTCAGGCCACTGTTGCCAAGGTGGTTGGTCGCATCCGCCAGGTTCAGGCTTTGTCCCCGATCCAGCTTCATCAAGTTGCGCCAGCCCAGCAGCATTTCGCTGGCGGCCTTGACGTCGAGATTGAACGCCGACGCCATCACTGCGCTATCGCGGGTGAAGTTCAGCAGTGCGTCCTGTTTTTGGGCCGAGTCGAGCCCGTCCCCGATACCAGCCTTCACCGCCGCCAACTCGACTTGGGCCAGTTGAACCGCCGTTGCCCCGCTCGGAGCAACCTGCTTGTCAGTGGCCATTTTCTGGTTGGCTTCCGACAGTTTCTGCAATTGGACATTGTCCAGCTTCAGCACCTGGTTGAGCTCAACTATCGCCAACTCAGTCGCCATCGCAGACTTGAGCAAATCCGGCGGCGGACGCTGGTCAACCTCAGCCTTGAGTTTTGACTTTGGCTCACTGCCTACTGCAGGCACCGATGCGTTTGCCTTGAGCAGCGACTGCTGCGACGACAGGGCAACGTTTAACGACGCTAGCGTTTCACGGAGCTTTCCCTGCTCCACCACCAACAGACGGATGTCGAGGCTGGCCGTGGTCAGCGCCAGGTTCAGCCCCGACAAGGGATTCTTGAAACCGACAAGCCCCGACGTTTCAGACGCGCTGCCGAGTTGCGGCAGCTCGATGCGATTAATCTCCGCACCGGGCAGTGAATACTTACTCTCTGCCATCCTGCTCTACTCCTGTTTCACGCCAAGGCGAGTGATCGCGATGTCGTAACGACGCAATGCCTTGCCGGCGTCCCATTCCAGAATTTCCGCTTCACTCACCGAGTAAACGAGTGGCACCACATCGAGGATTACTTCGATGTCGCGCTCCGAAAGAAGTCCGCCGGTTTGTTTAAAAAATCGTCGATGCGTACCTGAAGCTGTGTCCAGTCGGGCACGGTCAGCAGGTCCAGATCGGGAATCATCAGCCCGGTGCAGTGCGCGGTGATGAACTCGGCGCGTTCCTTGGCCGTTTTCAGCTTTTTCATCGCCTTGGTTGCACGCAGCACCGGCATTTCCAGGGTCAGCGAGCTCATACTGCGGCCCGCCGCGTTGAGCGGTTGCAGCAGTTGCACTTGATCGAGGTCGTCCGAGGATTCGCTAGACGATTCGTCTTCGGTGACCTGCGCCAGAAAGTACGACGCTGGAAGGGTCGACATCTCGTGAACGTACTGCGCGATGCTTACGTAGTCCGGGCGTTTGAGCTGGTCGAGTTCCTTGACCGACAAGCCGGTGGCCAGAAGCGCCAATTCGAAGAACTGATCGTCCTCATCATTGCCGGCACGGACCAGGGCCTCTTTCTGCGCGGCGTAGAACAATGGTTTGAGCTGAATCTGCTCGATCGTCGACTGATCGTCGGCGGTGATCGGCGACAACAAGGCGTGAACAGGGGGCGTCCAGGACATGAAATGAATTCCTTGGTGAATCATGGGAAGGTGTTGCGCAATGACGGTTAGTCAAGGCGTGCAACCTGTGGGAGCAAGCCTGCTCGCGATTGCCGCGGTACATTCAGCATCAAGGTGTCTGACACATCGCTATCGCGAGCAGGCTCGCTCACACAGGGACTGCGTTTAACTGACTGGCATTGAGGGCGTTGCGGGTGTTTAAGGCAGCAACACGGCGCGGCGGGCGTTGCCGAGAATGTCAACGCCATTGAGCACGAACTTCTGGGTGCGCACGTCGATGTCGATCACCGGGATGCCGTTTTCCAGGCGGTTGTAGGTGCGGCAGGCCAGCTCGAGGGTGGTGGTGGGTTTGTCGCCCATCTTCAACTTGGCCTCGGCCAGGGATTTGAGCTTGCCGCCGACGGTATGGTAGGTGAACCAGGTATTGCCATCCTGATCCTGGCCGGCTTCACGTACGTTCAGCAGAATGTCGTCGCCCAGTTTCACACCCAGAGCGAGCATGATTTCCGGACCGGCGCCTTGCAGTACGAGGATGGCGCCCAGCACTTTACCGCTCTTGGCCATTTCCTCGGCAATGAAGCGCCCGCCCAGCATCGCTTCCATTTCAAATTCGATCTTTGGCGGGGTGAATTCTTCCACCGTTGCCGACAACGGCAGTCCTTGCAGGGTGGCCGCGATGGCCTGTCTTACGCGGTTGGTAAAC